ACGCGTTGTAGCTGGACCAGTTCGTCGTGCGATAGCGGGCGGGAGGTGGTTTGCTCATGCAGCCCTATGTAAACGCTTGGATTCCCGAAGTGAATCCTTCACGGGGATAGTTTTGCAACAACGCCTTGCCGCATCGTCTGCTTCGGTCATCGCAATGGCCGGTGATACGATCACCATGCGGGCCGGTGCCCTGATGATGATCCATGACCCGGCGAAGTTCACGTGGGGCAACGCAGGTGACCACGAAAAGTCCACCGAAAATCTGAACAAGCTGGCAGACCTGATGGCCGACATCTACGCGGAACAGACTGGCGAAGATGTGGACGCCATTCGCGAAGACATGAAGTCGGAGCTATGGCTGAACGGCGCTGAAGCCGTAGAGCGCGGCTTTGCGACCGAAACAGAAGGGGGCCGCGCCAAGGCCGTCGCCGCCTTCGACTACCGGGTTTATTCCCACGCCCCCAAGAAACTCGTGGCCATGGCGAAGAAGGAAAAGTGGTCTTTCGAAGCTGCGACCCGAAATGCGGCGTCCGCCGCGCAACCCCCGGACCATGAAAAGGAGAAACCGACCATGGCACCCAAGCCCGAAGCGGCGGACAAGACATCCGCCAACCCGCCCACCGGTCAGGCGACCGGCGGTGCCGATGCCTCCAGCGCATCGGATGTGAAGGCCCGCATCAAAGCCATCACCGAAGACGATGCGGCAAAGGGACACGAAACCCTTGCAAAGCATCTGGCCTTCGACACCGACATGACTGCCGAAGACGCCATTGCGGCCCTGAAGGCGGCGGCAACAGACGCGCCGCAGGCCAAGACCGACGATGCGCCCGACCCCGCCAAGTATCAGGCGAGCCGCAGCGCCGCTGCTGATCTTGCGCAGCCTGCGCCGGGCGCTTCGGACAAACCGAAGGCCACCATCAACACCGGGGGCATCTATGCCGCCCGCCGTTCCGGAAAGGAGGCGTAAGCCATGGAAAACGCAACCATGCAGACCCGCAATCTGTCGTTCCTGCTGTCTGAAGCCGCCGGTCGCCGGTCGCGCAGCATCGTCACCATCGCCAATGGCGCAGGCAAGCTGGAAGCTGGCACCGTGCTGGGAAAGGTGACCGCGACCGGCGAATACGTCCCCGCCCCCAATGCCGAGGTGGTCGGGAAAGAAGGTGCCGAAACCGCCGTGGCCATTTTGGCCTACGGCGTCGATGCGACCGATCAAGCGGTGGAGGTTACCGCCATCGACCGCGATGCCGAAGCCAAGCTGCCTATGCTGTCTTTCGACGCCTCGGTGGATGACCAGACCAAAACCGACGCGAAAGTCGCGCAGCTGGACGCTGCGGGCATCCGCGTGCGCTAAGGAGACCGCGACAATGTGGGAAACTGAATTTTCTGTGCTTGCCCTGACGGCAGCAATCAACAATCAGCCGTTCGTGCCGGGCCAACTTGGCGCGACGGGCATCTTCGATGAAGACGGCGTGGCCGTGACCACCGTCAAAATCGAAGAGAACAACGGAACGCTGGCGCTGATCGAGCCGACCCCGCGCGGCGGCCCCGGTCAGACCGTTGGCGACGATGACCGCCGCACCATCCCGTTCGAAATCGACCATTACGAAATCAACGATTCCGTTCTGGCCGATGAAATCCAAGGTGTGCGTCAGCTGGGCAGCGATGATCAGCTGGAAACCATCCAGAACCGGGTCGATGCGAAGCTGGCAAAGCATGCGCGGGCGCATGATGCCACGCTGGAACACCAGCGGGTCGGGGCCATCAAGGGCGTCATCCTGTCGGGCAAGGGCAAGGTGCTGCACAACCTGTATGACCGCTTCGGGCTTGCAGTACCCGCGCCGGTCGCACTTGGTATCGACGTTGAGGTTTCGGGCATCGCCAGCAAGATCAAAGGCGATGTGGTCTATGCCATCGAAGATGACCTGGACGCACCCTATGACCGCATCCACGCGATGTGTGGGCGCGACTTCCACGATGCCCTGTGGAACCAGAAGGAGGTGCGCGAAACCTTCCTTGCCGACAACATGGGCTATCAGCTGCGCGACGGTGCCCCGGACGTGTTCACGGTTGGCAAGATCACGTTTGAGCGCTACCGCACCGGCAAGAAAGCAACCGCTGCGAACAGTGGCGCGGCCTTCATCGCCGCAAACGAAGCGCGCGTGTTTCCGGTCGGCGTGCCAGATCTGTTCATCACGCGCTTTGCACCTGCGGACCTCGAAGAAACGGTGAACACCATCGGCCTGCCGCGCTATGCGCATCAGTACGGCATGCCCAACGGCAAGGGCCGTCACCTTGACAGCCAGATGAACGCGATTTCGCTCTGCACCCGGCCCGGCGTGCTGAAAAAGCTGACCATCGCCTAAGACCTGAAGCGCGGGATAGTGAACCAAGGCCCGGCGGGAAGCTGCCGGGCCTTTGGCCGCATCCCCAAGCGCCCGCGCGGCGTTTCGGAATGCAGCCTGTGAAGGAGACAATCATGGCACAGTCGAAGAAGAAGTGGGTGGCCTTCAAAAGCAACGCCACCGTGCCCGCCGATGTGGTGGGCGAAAAGGCCGATCAGAAGGTGCAGATCGGGGAACCCGTTCAGCTGCCGGAAGCCTATGCTGACCATGTGGTGCAGGATGGGTTCGCCGCGTTCTGCGATGCGCCGAAAAAGGCCGCGCCGAAGAAATCCGGCGGGCAGTCAGCCGAGGAAAAGGCCGCTGCGGACGCCGCCGCCAAGCTGGAAGCGGCGCAGACGCGCGTCGATGACCTGACCGCCAAGATGGCAGGCATGTCCGAAAGTGATGATGGGTGGGACGCTATCACGAAGGAAATGGCTGACGCTGAAGCTGAATTTGCCGCGCTGCAGCCCGCATCCTGATGGACCAAAGTTTGCGTGAAGACCTGATGGCGGAAGTGGATGATGTGTGGTCGGAAACTGTCCGCCATCTTCCGCTGGCCGATGGTCGCCAAGACCCTGAACGCGCACCGGCGGAATTCACCGCTGTGCTGCGGACGGGTGACCGCGATGCGGAGCGAATGAACTTCGGGCGCCGGAACACCGACCGTGCGGGCGTGACGGCTGACGGCGGACATCTGCGCATCGACCGGTCGGTGTATGCCACGCTGGTGGTTCGCAAGGGTGACAAGGTGGTGGCGCTGGACCGCGATGGCCAGCCCGTGTTCGAAGTGCTGTCGGTCGATGACCGTTCGCACCTTCGACTGATTTGCGAACTTGGGGATGCAAGCTGATGTCGATGACGATGATGGCGTTGCGGATTGCTGCGGTTCAGGCGCTGAAGGCTGGCGGCACGCTTGTTGGTGACAACGTGCTGGACAGTCAGATTTCCGCTATCGACCAAACAGCGGACGGGCAGCTGCGCAGCGACCAGCAGCGGCCCTTCATCGCGGTCTACACCGATGCGGCCAAGTCCCAAAATGTGGGCCAGACCGGTCTACGGTCGAATGGAAGGGTGGACATCATGTTCAACTGCGGCGTGTCGGTCACGATGGCTGAAACGAACAAGGAAACCGGGGAGACGCAAATTGTGGATTTGTTCCCGGCGACCGACGCCAATCTGGAAGCGGTTCTGGATGCGCTGGACGTTCAGATAAGTCGTGTCCTGACCGACCCCGACAACCCTTGGACGCAGGTCTTCGGAGATTTCGTGCAAGCCTATGTGGCGAAGGAACATGTCCGGTCAAGCAGCTCTGCGGAAAACGTCCGCCTTGCAGCTGGCCAAACCAAGCTGTCGGTCGATGTCTTTGCCGACCCGCGCCACGGTCAGCCGCTGGCAGAAGGCGGGCCGTGGCCGCGCTTCATGGCCCTGATGGCTGAACACAACGTGCCGCAGCTGGCGCTGTTCCAGCAGTTGCTGGGCGACCCCGCGTCCGGCCCCTATGAGGAGTTCGAGCGGCTGACCGGCATGACCACCCGCGATGCGCATGGGTTGCGCCTTTACACCTTCGGCGGCGTGGCGCGTGACGCGGTTGTAACGGACGCGACAAATGATGCAGTGCCGGTCTGATGGCGGGCCTTCCGGAAATCATTGATGACCTGCGCCGCCGGGTTGGCGAGTTGGAGCGGCGCATTCGGTCGCAGTCGCGGACCGGCGTGATTGAGCAGGTGGACGCCGCGAGCGGCGTGGCGCGGGTGCGGCTTTTGGAAGGCGATACGCCTTTCCTGACCGGCTGGATACCATGGGAAGAGCCAGCAGCGGGGGCGAACAAGACACATAACCCACCTTCGGTGGGGCAGCAGGTGAAGCTGTATTCGGAGTCGGGCGACCTGCACGATGCCAGCATTCAGGGCAGTCTGAATTCGGATACGAATGGCCGACCCTCCGGGGCTGGCGATGAATACGTTCTGGCGTTTGTGGGCGCGGCCAGCGTGACTATAAGTGGCGGAGGGGCGACCATGGTCCTGAAGGTGGGCGCAAGTACAATAACCATGACGGATGGCGGCATCGTAATGGACTCGCCGCGCATCGACCTGAACTGATGCCTGCCGTCACAAGAAAAGGTGATGCCTGCACCGGGCATGGCTGCTGGCCAGCGCGCCCAAGTAGTGAGGGCAGCGGCGATGTCTTTGCCAATGGCATCGCCGTGCACCGGCAGGGGGATGCGTGGCAGCCGCACACCTGTCCAGCCATACCGGAAACGCACGCCGGGGCGCTGGCCAGCGGGTCGGCCACTGTATTCGTGAACGGGCGTCAGGTTGGACGCATCGGGGACCCCGTGAATTGCGGGTCAAGTGTTGCCGGCGGGTCCGGCGACGTTTTTGCGGGCGGATAGCCCAAATCCAAGGAGTGAAGAAATGACCGACACCAAAACCGCCACGGCGGACTATGAAGTGACCCAATCTCGCGAAATCGGGGGCGTGTATCGCGCGGCGGGCGAGGTGATCACGATGATGCCCGCGCAAGCGAAATACTATCTTCCGCCCTACGGCGCTGGCCTGAAACCCGCCGCAGCAAAGGCGGCAACAAAGCCGAAGGCGGATGCCGAAAAGCCCGCGACCAAGGGCGACAAGGCGGAAGGCTGACCGCCATGGACCTGAACCATAACACCGGGGGCGCGGTCGAAGGGTGGGATCACGTGGTGCAAAGCATCCAAACCATCCTTTCCACGCGGCTGAACGCCCGCGTTTTCCGGCGTGAATTCGGGTCCGAGGCTCCCGCACTGGTGGACGCGCCGATTAATGAGGCAAGCGTTCTTATGCTTTATGTCGCCGTGGCTGAGGCTTTGGAGCGGTGGGAGCCGCGATTTGAGTTGACGGACGTGTCAGTGGATGGCGCGGCCAGCGGGGTGATTACCATGACCCTGATCGGCAACCACCGTCCAAATGCCCATACGGGTGACCTGACTACCGTTGTGGACCAAATTCAGACGATCCGCGTCATGCGTGACCGGGTGGAAAATTGGAGTCTTGCCGCATGAGCCGCTTCGCCGCACTGGACCTTAGCGCACTACCGGACCCGGCTGCCATCGGCGTGTTGGACTTCGATGCCATCTTGGAGGCGCGACTGGCCGAACTGGAAGCGCAGCTGGCAGAGGTGTTCGACGCGCCGAAGGTTGCCGAAGTCATGGCGCTGGCCCGCAACATTGCGTCCAGCCCGATGCGCTACCTGAATGAAGCGGCGGCGGCGCGGGAACTGTATCTGGAAAATCGCATCAATGAAGCGGTGCGGTCTGTCTTCCTGTCCACGGCGCGCGGCGATGACCTTGACCAGATCGGGGCCAATCGCGGCGTTGTGCGCAAGTTGCTGGATGACAGTGATCCGGAAAGCCCCGTCATGGAAGGCGACGAGGCATTTCGCGCGCGCATTCAGTTGGTCATCGAAGCTTGGTCGCCGCACGGCACAGAAGGGTCCTATGTTTATTGGGCGCTTGATGCGGATGACCGCGTGGCGGACGTGGCGGTCTATGGTCCGAACCACGGGCTGCACCCGGCCATTTCGCCCGCTGAACCCAAGATGGTCATCCTGTCCAGTGAGGGTGACGGCACGGCGGATGCCGCCCTTTTGGAGGCGGTCTTTACGCACTGCACCGTGGATAAGCGCCGCCCTGTCGCTGACAAGCTGACCGTTGTGTCCGCGCAGCCGGTGCCTTACGCCATCGAGGCCGTTCTTCACGTCACGACACCGGAGACAGCATCGGCGGTTCAGGCCACCGCGCAGGCGGCTGCGGAAGCGTTCGTGAATAGCCGCATTCGGATCGGGCGGAAGCTATACCGCACGTCACTTGCTGCCGCCCTGACCGTGAAGGGCGTGGTGGATGTGGAGTTGGTGTCGCCTGCGGCTGATTTGGACATCGGCCCCTTTGAAGCGCCCTACTGCACCGGCATCACCCTGACGCTGCAGTCCATCACGGGGGGCTGGCGCGATGTTTGATGTAAAGGACACACTGCTGCCGCCCACGGCTACGCCGCTGGCAAAGGCGCTGGACATCCTGGAAGAGCGGCTGTTTCACCTGCCGGTCGAAATGATTTCCAAGAACCCGCAAACAGTCGATACCCGGCTGCTGGATCACTTGGCATGGGAAGAGTCTGTAGACGTTTGGGACTTTGACTGGCCAGACGATGTAAAAAGAAACGTGATCGCCGCAAGCGCGGAAGTGCACCGCTTTAAGGGCACGCCGCACGCCATCAAATTAGCGCTCGCGGCCTTCGACGTAGATACGGAACTTCTTGAATGGTTCGAGCCGGAAGGCATTCAGGACGGACTTGAGCCGGGCAGCTTCCGCGTTACCGCTTATGCCGGGCGGTCGCTTTACGGTGACAGCGAAAACACCCTGAACAACCGAATGGTTGCGGCCATGAATGCCGTGTTGCGGCGTGTCGCGCCGGCTTCTCGAAAGCTGGTATTTCGGCTGGGCGAAAAGTTCCAGACCGCGACCTATATCCGCAATCGCGCAGGGCAATCCCAAAGGCAAGACGGCGCAACTGACGTTGATCCACGCCCGGAAGTGTCCAGCCCTATCGTGGCGGTCCGTACGGCCAATCGGGCATCGCTGCGGGCCGGGGGTGAACTTGAGGTACTGCCGCCAGAGGTTCGCGCCGCAACGGCAATGGTTGCCCGAACAGAAATCGCCGTAGCAGTTCGGAATTCGTGGTTGGCCAACCCCGCACCGAGGGACATCCAATCATCGGTCGGCCTGACCCTGCAGCCTGCTGCGCGGGCAGTCGCCCTTAGCAGCGAATTCCATGACATCCAGAGGAGGGCATAAACCCAATGCCGATGACACTTCTAACAGACATTGCGGAATCAAAGATTACCGCAGCGGCGGGCAGCGGTTCGTCTGTCGCCATCACGCACATCGCCATTGGCGATGGCAACGGCTTCAACTATGCCCCCGGCCACGCGGCAACCGGACTTCGCCGGGAATTGGCGCGTCAGCCCATTGCCACCCGCCATATCGAGGGCGGCAACGCATGGCGCGTGCGCGCGGAATTCGGCCCCGAAACACCCACGTTTGCCGTCCGCGAAATGGGCTTTTTCGACGCGGACGGTGACCTTATCGCCATCTGGGCCGGGAGCGATGTCGAGCCGCGCCAGACCGGCGCAATCAGCTACCTTGTGGATCACGTCCTTAGCTTCACCCGCGTTGCCGATGGGCTGGTGATTGTAGATGCGCCCGACGATGAACTTGCGGAAGCGCGCGGCGATTTCGCGCGACTTGGTGCCCGGCTTGATGCGATGGACCAGTATGCGCCGGACGATCAGGTTGCGATGGCCACGGGCGTCCAGCAGGCAATGAACTTGGGCGGAGTGCTGCTGCGCGAAATGGACGTGCTTCGCCGCCGCGTTCTTGCGCAGGGCGTCGTTCTTATCAAGAACAAGTACGTCATTTCGGGCATGCAGCTTTCCAAAAGTGAAGTCCGGACGCTGCATCTGTCGCAGACCGGCACGGTTGCCTCCGGGCTTTCGACGGCAAAACTGGATGGCCTGATCGTCGCCCTTGCGGATGATGACTATCACGTTTCCGTACCCACAAATGAGACTGCCGACCCGGTGCAATACTACGCGTATCTGGTGAAGGATGGCGCAGAATACCGTGTTCAGATTGGCCTTGCGGTTCCCGACGCGGCGCTTGCGCTTTACCGCATCGACATTCCCGCTGGCGACACGGCCAGCAATCTCGATGCCGTGACGCTGGTTGACCTTCGGGTCATCCATCCTGAAAACGCATGGACATCGGTCATTGAACCTTTTGCAAGCGTCGCCTTTCCCAATGGCCTGCCATCGGCGGACTACGGCGTTCAGGTCGAAATCGAAGACGCAACCGACATCGCCGCCGTGGGTCACGTCAGCATCTATGACAAGGCGAATAACGGCTTCAAGGTCCGCCAGTCGGGCAGCGCGTACAATGTTCGCCTGCGCTGGACCGTGCTCAATCCAAACTATCAATAAGGGGGTGACCAAGTGAACGTCACGCATATGAATGAGGGCCAGAAGGTCGCCTATTCCTTGGATGGAAGCATCCTGACCATCGGGGAAAGCGTCGTTTTGGATCTGGATGAAGAACAGGAAGACGTGGAGCGCGCGGTCAGCATCTTCGCCGGGGATGACGGCACGCTATCCCAAGACGGCCACAACTACGCCGCCACAATCATCCTGCCGCCCCGCCGCTACGCCGATGAAGAGGTGGATGAAATCATGGACGGCGAAGAGGTTGTTCAAATCGTGCCTGTCGCTCAACCGCTTCAGGTCGCCGCCGTAACCCTTCAGCTGTGGTCAATTGGGACGGCCCATGCAGAATCTGAAAACGAGGAGTAACCACAATGGCCATCACAATTTCCACGCCCGACGCGCTGCGCCAATCGGTCGAAGCGGCATCAGGGGGCGTCAACACCGTCCTTTACGACGCAAAGGGCTATCCTTCGGTGATGTGCATCATCCCGCGCTTCAATATCGAAGACATCGACCCGGCAATGGGGGCGGGAACGCACCCCGCATTCATCGTCAACGGGGTGCCCAAGTCGGAAATTTTCGTGGGCAAGTTTCTGGCGCACATCCACGACAACCATGCCCTGTCGCTACCGGGCCAAGACCCATCGGCCAGCATCAATTTCGACACGGCGGACACGCGGTGCACCGCGAAAGGTCCGGGCTGGCATATGATGACCAACGCCGAATGGTCGGCGGTCGCTCTGTGGTGCTGGAAGAACGGGTTCATGCCGCGCGGCAATACCCATTATGGCCGGGACCACGTGCAGCAGTACGAAACAGGGCGGCGGCAAGACGCTGGTGCGCCGGGGGATGCCAGCGGCGCGGCACGAACGCTGACCGGCTCCGGCCCGGCCAGCTGGTTCCATGACAACAGCCCGGCAGGTATTGCGGATCTGACCGGGAACGTCTGGGAATGGCAGCGCGGTCTTCGATTGGTTGATGGAGAAATCCAAATCCTTCCCGACAACGATGCGGCCGCGACCGATGCCGACCACTCCGACACCAGCCCGCTTTGGAAAGCCGTCATGCAAAACGGCACACTGGTCGCGCCCGGCACAGCAGACAGCCTGAAGTGGAACGCAACCGGGGCGGACGGCACCGGAAGCCCGGAGCTTGACACTGCCGTCACCAGTCAATCGGACGGGTCCACGTCCGCAGCGGCCATGTACAAGGATGTCGCTGCTGTGGCAGGTGTCACGGTGCCGGAAATGCTGAATCTTCTGGGGCTTTTCCCGCACGATGCCACCATTGATCGGGGCCGCTTCTACATGCGCAACGAGGGCGAGCGTCTGCCGATCCGTGGGGGCAACTGGGACTACGGCAGCAATGCTGGCGTGTTCGCCCTCAGCCTGCGCAACCCGCGTTCGAACGCGTACACGAGCATCGGCTTCCGGCCCGCTTTCGTAATCTGAAATCGGACCACCTGATTTCTGTTGGGTGCGGGCGATAGCCCGCGCCTTGCTTTTGACTGCCGAAGGAGTTTGCGGTGGAAGACTTAAAAATCCGCCGCAAGTGCGAAGACATGATTGCATACGGCTGTGTCGTGTTGCGGCAATTTCCCAAATCGGAACGTCACGTTTTGAGTCAGGAAATCCGGAACACGATGTGGTCGCTTCTTCGGTTAATTATCATCTGCAATAAGCGGTACTTCAAAAAGTCCACAATGCAGGATTTGGATGCGGAGCTTGATTTGCTGCGCAGTCAAATCCGGATGGCCCAAAAACTCGGATACCTTTCGTTTAAAAGCTATGAGGTATGGAGCCGTCATCTTGATGAAATTGGCCGCATGATTGGCGGTTGGTTTAAAAGCCTTCAGAAAGGGGGCGCAGGTAATGTGGCTTGAGCGTCTGCCGATCCGTGGGGGCAACTGGAACAACGACAGCAATGCTGGCGTGTTCGCCCTCAACCTGAACAACCCGCGTTCGAACGTGAACACGAACATCGGCTTCCGGCCCGCTCTCGGGAAATGCCAGAAGGTGTAGCCCTACCGGGGTTTCATCCAGCGCACCCTCGAAAGGACCCGCGCTCCTCGGCCAAGTGCCGAAATATATAAACAGACCGGGGTGGAACAGTAGCCGAACCTAGGCGGCGAACCTTCGCCCCGGTCGCCCATGGAAAAAAACAATGGGGCACCTCTAAAAATTGCCCCGACCCCGGCGCTGCGGTATCATTGAGGCGATAAACTGGAACGGGGGGTGCAGCGATGGCGCAGATGGGTTTCTTCGATCTTTCAGACCGCTATGCGAGCCTGGAT